GTCTCGGGCGGTTGCCTTTATCAGTGGGAGCAAACGTTCAACAGTGCTTTTGGCCTTCGTATCTCAGACATCCCATCTGCTATCTGGGAATTACTTCCCTATAGCTTTGTGGTGGATTGGGTACTGAACGTAGGTGACTACGTGCAGGCCATTACGCCGAAGAAAGGTGTAAACCACCTTGCTTCCTGGGCTACTGTAAGAGAGACTATTACCGTTGATTGTTATCATTCTGCGGTATGGACGTATGGCGGATCGGATTATGAGTCCGTCAGCACACCGTCCGGAGTCATTCATTACACCAGGCAGCGCATTGAGCGCATTCCCGGCCCCCAAGCTGGTATATCTTGGTCCAAAGGTGCCTTTTCAGGTATCTCTGGTCTTGATAGACTAGTTGATGCGGTTTCACTTCTCCGTCAAACTTTGACAAAGTGAAACTTCTTCAATATCTCTCACCAAATTTCTTGGTGATATTGCTTGCGGTCGGAATGTTTCTTTTCTTCCACCTTTTATTGTGAGGTTAGAATGACGATTACCGTCAACACGAAGGACTATGTCCGCGATTCTTCGCCCAATGCCAACACGGAAGTGTATCGTGGTCCTAATGCCACGGCTAGCGTGAAAGATGCTTTGCTTCTTTCTCGCACCGCTGCTAAGCCCACGGACACTTTCCCGGGTATGGCGAAGTCGAGGGGTAAGTTCACTCGAACTGTCGAGTATGCTACCGGCAAATACGCCGACGCGATCATCGAGTTCACCTCCAGCTTTCCAGTTGGAACTGCTGAAGCTGATGTCGATGCACTGCGAGACGATATGGGAGATTTCCTGATCGCCTCGTACGGCAACGTTGTTATCTTCGATCAGAAGATCACAGGCCTGTAATTTATTACAGGAGTTCCTATGAGAATCTGTCTTAGATGTCTGCGGAGCCGTAGACTGATCATGACAATCCTTGTTATGATCATTTGTCCTCTTGTAGCCAAGGAGTTGTGTAATGCACCCCAAGGGAGCGAAACGAGTAAATACCCGTCTAGCCTGCATGGATCTGGATCCTCTATGGACCCTGGCTCATGCCTACCTGTGCGCGTCTGCGACATGCTCAAAGCGTTACCCGAGCTTCTCTAAACTTATACAGTCTAGAGATATCAAGGGTATATTGAGCATGACTGAGCCCTCCCCGTCAGAGCATTGGGAGGATCCAGATGATTACCTGGAGTGTGCTCAGTTGTTTGCTCTGTTCAAGAAGTTCCCATTCACCAAAGAAGAGTCTGGCTTATCGCCAGAGCTCACTGCGTTTCAGACCTTTTCTCGGTTTGAACGTAAATGTTCTTTGATGAATCGCGCCTTCCTTTTACGGAAGAAGCATGGGTACCGTGTCAAGAGCCCTGATCGAGCTCAGTCATATGCCTTCATTCTTGAAGACATGAGACGCACGATTCAGCGTGTTTTAGGGGAAGCCCCGAAACATGTTGAAATACTTGAACATTGCGACTTCACTACGGGAGCCTCTATCGGCGTTCATGGTGACAAGACGAATATCGGGCGTAAGCTCGATGCTTCGTTTTACTCTTGCACCCCGTCGGCTCTGACATATGCTGTCCTTGCTATTTGGAGAAACCTCCATCTGCGATTTGCAGTGGGGGGATCTCTGATAGACTCTTTTGACGTATTTACCACACGTCTCAAGGAAAAGTCCAGATATGTCCGCAATAATAAACTCGCGTTTGTGCCAAAGACTGCTAAGACCGATCGGTCTATAGCCGTCGAACCGTTGCTGAACGTTTTTGTTCAGAAAGGTATTGACACTTGGATGCGAACTAGGTTGTGTAAGATCGGAATAGATCTTCGCGACCAAGTTGCAAACCAAGTTGCTGCACGAGTTGGGTCGAAAGAAGCTCTTCGTTGGGCTACGATCGATCTCTCTTCTGCATCTGACTCTATAAGCATAGGGTTAGTCAAGGACCTACTTCCATCCAGTTGGTATTATTTTCTGGATGAGGTCCGATCCCCATGTTACGAGTATCGTGGTACTGTTTCGCGGTATCACAAATTCGTTACCATGGGCAACGGGTTCTGTTTTCCGCTTCAGACTCTTATCTTTTCGGCTGCTTGCTTGGCAGTCCTTAAGGAATGCGGAGTTGACGATCCTATCGGTGGGCGTGACTTCCTCGTTTATGGGGATGACATTCTCATCGATTCGATGTACGCGCTCCGAGTCCTAGAACTTTTGAAGTATCTAGGGTTTTCTGCCAATGTTGGTAAGACTAACATTGTCGGTCCGTTCAGAGAGTCCTGCGGGACGGATTGGCTGGAGGGGCAGGCCGTAAGGCCTGTGTTTGTGAAGCGCCGCTTCAGGTCTGTTCAAGACCTTATGGCACTTCACAATACATGTATATCGAAAGGTAATAGAGCTCTTGCATCTGCGGCATCATGCCTCATTCGCTATTGCCCTAAGAACCTACGCTTCTATCGCCCGTTTCACTATGTGGATTCGGGTGATGGTGCTTTTGTTCTCCCTCTCGATACATGTATGGCGAGCCGTTTCATATCTTGGGACCGTGAGTCTTGGGCTTGGCGATGGAGCGAATTGCTCTATCGTCCTGTCTTCGACTTTTGGAACTCAAGTAATTATGAATGGCTCTCCTACATAGCGTTTTTGCGCGGATCTCCCGCGACCCGTTCTGGGTTAACGCTTACCTTCCGTCGTAAGACGCGCGCCCAAGTACTTTCCATAAGTACTTGGGGCGACGAGGTTATCCTTCCCTCGTCTCTGCCGCGAGGCGGTAAAGGGCGCAATGCCC